ATATCGCTGACAACCCAGACATGACGCCAGTGTTCTCCCTCTATTTTCTGATACATAACGCCTCCTGTAAGAAGTATAGCTGCCACAGAAAATGTCATGAGCTGGCGTTGGATTTTGCCAATCCAAACAAACCATAAACCAGCAGGAAATAAAGATCGCTGCGCTATTAATCCCTTATTCCCTGGCCTTTAAAATAGAGCGGAATAAAAAGAGGGATTTTCACGTGTCAAACATACACCTGCAAAACGATGTTTTTTATCCGCATCGCACAAATATTATTTCTGACCTGGTGAGAGGAAAACG